ATTCTCTTCTTTCATAAATTCTTCAGTCATCTCAGCAATCAAGACAGCTTTTCTTGCTTCAATTTGATTTGTAAGCATTTGTAACTGTTGTTGTATCTGCGGATTGTTCACCGACATCTGTTGCATCTGTTGCATGTTAACCATTTGCTCTCTGAACTCTAATTGAACTTGTTCTTGAGCCATAATTGAAATGTGCTCTAATATATTTTTTTGAATTGCAGCCATAACAGCAGGATTATTTTTAACCATGTTAGTTGACATAAAGTTTAAGTGAGCTGTGATGTGTGCTCTGTGATCTTGACCAGGAAAAGCTTGAAAAGGTTTTCCACCTAATGCATTTATGTGTTCTAAACTTGGATCCATCGGTGCTGTTGGCGCCGGTGGAGGTAAAACTGCATCGACATCTTTTACACCAATCGCATTATACATGTTTCTATATATTTGATACATGTTGTGTAATTGTGGATTTGATGTTGCGATCTGTAATTGTGTTTGAGCTAAAGTTATTCTTTGAGACATTGAGAATATATTAGGATCAGCAACCGGTATTACATCTACTCTATCATCAAAATCAGTTTGCTTAATGTTTCGTGCTCCACCAACCACGTCGTATGGATATTCTGGTGGTAGATATTGTGAAACTATTTTAGATAATAATTTAAATTCACTCTTCATCGCTGCATAACATCTTTTGTGAATAGCGCTCATGACTCTTGAACCACGCTCCAATAACGCAACTGTAGTTCCTACAGCAGCACCTTGGTTCCCATCACCTACTTGCATATCAGCAATAGCCGCGAACCTTTGACCAGCTTGTACTACAACTCCTAATAGGTTCAGTAATGTTGGAGAAGGTTCCTTGTATGGTAGAGGAAAGAAAGCATCTCTTAAATTACCACCGGGTGCATCTACATCTTTGAATTCACCTGGTTGTATTGGTGATGCTTCATCTCTTACTCTAACTCCACGCTGTTTAAATCCAGCCGGTAAATTTGATAAAGTACCTGCGTCTAATAATTGACGGAGAGCAGCCGTTGCCGTTCTGCTCAATCCGCCAATCATGTGAATGAGTCCAAAGCCATAAAATCCAAGTCCTGGCAGAAATTTGAAGTGGACGAAATATTGGATTTTAGTTTTCTTTAGATCATCGGGCGCATAGTTTCGTCTAATAGACAAAACTTTTCTACTACCTTCATCGACTGTAACGAGATAAGGTAATTTTATTCCTGTTGGTTCACCATCTGCTCCAACATCTTCAAAACCTTCTAAGTCTAAATTAACATGACACTCTAACAAAGTGTAAACAGGTTCGTTCTTACCTGTCTTTTTAGTTCCTTCTAGCTCACGTTCTTTTTTAGATAGCTCTCCATTAGAATCTGTTCCGGGAGGTCCTAACTCAACGTCACTATAGAAACCACTGACTTGTTGTTTTCTTAATTCGTTTTCTGAAATTTTCACGGTATGAATAACTGCTTCCGCATCATCTAATGAGGTAGCTGTATACGGTACAATTAATTCATCCGCTGGTACAAACTTCGATACCACTCTTCCAAGTGGTACGTCGTAGTAAACTTTTTTAAATGTAGATCCTGCAAGTGGTAAATGAAATAACATAGAATCAAATTCAGATTCATATTCTTTCATTGTGTCCATGATTAAATAATTCATATAATCTTTAACACGTTGCGATTGTTGTTCAGTTTGTGGATTTTTAATTCCTATAACTTGTGTTCTAACTGGACCATCACTTGGTAATAATTCTTTGTAAGCTTGTGCTTGGAACTGAGTTACTGCTTCTGCAAGAACTGGGTGAGTTGCACCACTTGCTCCTTGAAAAGGTTCAGTTCTATTTTCATATTTAAATCCTAATAGATCTAATCCAGTTGTGTAAGCACTTTCCCATTCTTTTCTAGATGATTTATAATCCATGTAGTTTTGAACCATCTCGTTTCCAATAGGTTCAACTGCATCTTCTGGTAAAATATCTGCTAGGTTATCAAAGTGTGATTCTGAACCTGAAGTGTTTATTGCACCTGGATCATAATCGATTGTTGCTCCGCCATCCTCTTCAGGGATAACTTCAACTGGTCCTTTTAATTCTTCTACGTTTTCATCCTGAACAGCAACTTCTTGCAATTCCTCTTCTGAAGGAATCTCAATTTTAGTTCTAGTGTTCGGGAGTCCTTTATCTATATCTGCCATTTATTACTCCTTTATTTTAATACCACGTTTTGTTAGAGAAGGCAACCCATGAGGGGTTGGTCCTGATGCCGGTGGAATGGTTTTAGTTAGGCTTGCTATGCCTCCTTTTGAAAAAAATACACCTGGATTTTGGTATTTTATATTTTCAATATCAGAAGCTAAAATAGGACTTTCTATATTTGCAGATCTAATATTATCTCTAGTAAACCCTCTTGCTAAATTAACAAGATTTAAATCACTTGGTTCTAATGATCTTAACATTTGATTTTCTTTTTCAGCATCACTTAAATAATTTTTATAATCAGGTAATGCAGAAAATGGATTTGATAAATCAAATAAAAATTTTCCTGCTCTTGGTAACGATTGTGTATTGAATACATTAGAAAGTAAAGTACTACCAGTGCTTCCTGCTGCTGTATCTGATTGTAATTTTTGTGTATCAAATGCTCTTAATTTTTCTCTTTTTAATTTTTCTATAGCAGCGTTTTGCATATCATAAAAAGGTTCTGCAAATTGTTTTTCAGTTATAAAGTTTTTTGCATCTGACATTATTTGAGGAGAGCCTCCTGATATTCTACCAGTAATATCATTTTCTAATCTTTCATATTCTTTTTTTGTTCTATCTTTATACACTCTATAATTTTTTATAAGATCGTTTGCTGTTTTTTGATCATTATTTTGAAGAGCAGCATCTACTTGATCTTGTACGTTTTTAGTATTCTGTTCATATTGTTTACTTAAAATATTTAAATTATAAGCTGAATCAAAAGTGCTTGGGTTTATATTCATATCTTCTGCTATTTCTTTTAAACTATCCATATAAGCTTTGTTTTCATATAAACCAAAAGTTACATTTTCTTTTGCTTGTTCCGCTGCTTCTGTTTCACTCATCCCTTTTGAAATCATGTTATTTTTATCTAAATAATAAAACAATGCTTCAGTGAGACCTCCACTTGCAATTCCAGTTCCTTTTCTTCCAACCGATCCAATTTTTCTAGCCACATCTTCTAAAAGTTCTTTACTTACAAATCCAGCTTGATTACTGATTGGTTTTGTAAATTTACCTAATATTTTTTGATCTTGAACAATATTAGATAATTCTGTTTTAGAATCAAAAACAATATTCATTTTATTTCCAATTGGTTTGTCTCCATACTCTGGACCTCTAATAGTTAATTTTAAATCTTCTAATGTTTTATCTAAATTTTGTGCAGCAGCAGTGTTTCTATTTTCTGGAATTATTAAAAATCTTCTTGCATTTTCTAACTGAGCGTTACTCATGTAATTAGCTGATTGAATATTATTTGGGAACGCAAGGTTTGCTTTATTAAATGATTTCTTACCAATATGTTCAGTAACATAAAAATTTTTATTTTTAGCTTTTTGTTTTATTTTTTCAGCTAATTCTAAATCTGTTAATGCTGGTTTTCCTTTAGGGTCGTTTACAGTATAGTTAGTATAACTAACCTCACCTGTTTGTGGATTAATGGATAATCTTACACTATTTAAAAGTTCCTTATTATTCGCAATATCTTTAACAGACATTTTAGCAAGAACATCATTTTGTTTTGCAATATCTGCTTTTACCTTTTTATATTGGTCAGCAGTCTTTTTTCCTACCTTTGCTATAGCTTCTGTTTCTGCTTGAACTGCTTTAAGTCTAACTTTATCTTCTGTGTATTTATTATAATTATCTGCAAAATCTGAATAACTATTAAACACTTCTTTTTTAGAAGCTTTATCTAAACCAGAAATTTCTGGATCTAATAAAAATTTAACTTCGTCACTAACTTCTGTATTCATAAAATCTTTTATAGTTTTACCATCTAGTTTTTTATATTGACCTCTTTTATCAGAAGACATGAAATTAAAAAATTTTGTTAAGTCTTTTTGTAAACTAGGATTATTGTTTATTTGATTTTTATAAAAAACTTTTTTGAATTGAGCTAAAGTTTTGTTTTTTAATTCATCGGTGCTTTCTAGATTTTTATAAAAAGTAATATCATTATATTGAAAAGGTGTTAAATTTGGTTTTATTTTTGCATCTGCTAAAGTTGTTACATTAGGTAACTTTAATTCTGGTGTTGAAAAATTAAATTTACCAGATGCTTTAGGAACATCTCCTGATTCTAATTGTAGTTGCCATGCAGAAGATAGATCGTCCATCATTGCATTAAAATTATTTATACTATATTTTTTTAAATTATTATCAAACCAATCTTTAGTCCAGTTATCGACATACTGTCTTGCTTTAACAGTTGCATCATCGGCTCCTGTTGATCTTACAGGTTTTATTTGTTTAAAATCTTCTAAAGAGTCACCTGGTTTTGAATAAATGTATTTATTTGTTTTTTTACCATCAATAGTTTCTTGAACTCTTTTTCTATAAGTATCTGTTTCGGGATCATAATTTATTTTTGAGTTTCCTTCTCCTGGTACAGTACCATATTTATAACCAATTCGTCCGCCATCTGCTTTCATATTTTTTCTTAAATATCTTTTCTTAAATGCCTCATACTTAGGTGCAGGGAAACCTTCTGATTGTGCTTCTCTAGTAGCCGTGTCGAACGCACCTTGGATCACGCCTTCATCAGCTTGATCTACGTTAGATTGTTTAACGTTCGATTGTTTTACAGAAAGAGGTTTTAGATTTGTAGTGTCAACTCTAGGGTTGGCTTTGTTAAATCTGTTGATCGCTTCTATAGTTGTAACATCACTTCTTTTAGGAGGGATAGGTATTTCATCAGTACCCAATTTTAATTTTCTTTTAAGTAGTTGGTTGTTAGATGTTAGATAGTTGAATACATCTTTAAGTCTATAAGGATTCATTACTCTCCTAACATGTAGGCTAATCCACCGCTTGCATATTTAATTGATGGTGCATCTTTAATTCCTAATTTTTTTCTTATTTCATAAGGTAATCTTTCAGGAATATATCCAGCCTTTTCTAAATCTTTTACTGTAATATTTTCAACTCCAATTTCGTCTATTATATCTTCGATGTCATCTAACCCATCTTCAACATCTTTCATCTTACCATCAAAATCTGATTTAACAGTATACTCATCATATTCATCTGCTGGAGTCCTTTTTGTAGTTTCATCAGCCTGGCCTTTAGTTAAAGTTAATTCTTGTTGATTGTATCCAGGAGCATCTGGATCACCTTTTGTAATTTTGATTCTAACATCACCTGTATCTAAATCTTCATACATTTCAAAATCACCATTTTTACTTTGATAATTTGTAACAACTTCCCTATCTTTAGTTGCAAATCTTTGTGTAACATCATCACCACTATTTTTAATTTTTTCTGCAAGCTTAAAGAAATAGGCAGGAGGCATACTCGATGTAGTTTGTTGTGCAACTTCTTTTGCAACAGTTTTACCAGCGCCTTTACCTAGTCCAGAAAATATTCCAGATTTTACTGCACCGATTCCTGCACCTACACTACCCATAAGTTTTAAGAAATTACGTTTCGTCATACCGGCTTTTAACCCAATACGTCCACCGTCAGCTGCCATTTGTTTTTGTTCCATAACACCTTTTCTACGTAGATCTTCTTTATATTCTTTAAAAAGCTGTTCTAAACTTCTTTCTTTTTCAAACCTTTCTCTTTCTTTTAAATAGTTTTGAAAATCTTCGTTAGTTCCACCTTCTAAACCAATACGACCACCATCTGAATTTTCTTTACGACCTTTTGTTTTAAAATTAGAAAGCTCTACTGTTTGTTCTAATTTTTTATATCCTTCAGGATCTGTCTCTTTCATAAATCTTGTAAACTCTTCTGAAATCCCTGGATCAGACATATCTATACCTTTACCTTCTTCCATAGAGGCTAAAGTTTTTTCAGGTCTTGTTGCTTTTTTCATTTTGGATATTGTAAGAGCGTTGCTTTGTATTGGACCAATCACTGCTCCATATACTTCCATTTGTGTGTCCATATCTAAATCTTCATATAACTTACCACCAAATGTTTTGGGATTGTTTTCTACTAAAGCATCTGCTGCCATCTGTGCATCGTATTTATAATCTCCTGTTGGAAATATATCGTCGACTGCTTGTTGAACTCTCTTTTTATTCTTTAAAAGTTTTAAAACTTTAGGAACACTTCCTGCAAGTAAACCAATACGTCCGCCGTCTGCTTTTTCTTCAGGGTCTTCTAATTTTTTTTTCATCGAAGCAATTCCTTTTTCGTTATCAGCTTCAATACGTGCTTTGATTGCTGCATCTGATTCTGTTGCATTAAATTCATTAAGTTCGTCTATAGGTTTAATTTGTTTACCACCCATAATCCCTGATCCTTCAGGAATCTTGTTTCCTTCCATATCCAGTACATCTGCTTTCTTAACTCCTGTTACACCAGGATTAACATTTACTTTAGGTGTATCTATTTGTTTAACAACATTTTCTACTTGGCCTACAGTTTTCATATCATTTGGGTTAATACCATTACGCAGCATTCGCTCTGCTGTGATCTGTGTATTAAGTTCTATGATTTGTGGTTTAGGTAAGGTTCTAACAACTCCAGTTTGACCCTTCATCATTGTTTGTACGACCCAGTTTCTAATTGCTGTAAGCATTATTTTTTCTTATCCTTTACCTTAGTTTTTATTTTTTGGTGAAGAGGTGTTTGTTGTGCTTTATTAGCTAATTTTTTATTTTTAGTTCCAACTATATAACCAAACTTTTGAATCTGTTTTTTGAGTTGATTATTACTCATGTTCTGAATATCGATGTATTCATCTGGTGATAGAATCTCTTTTTTCATTTTACCACCGCCTTTTATATTAATTGTTTTATCTTTAAAAAATTTTGGAGAAGATAGTTTTTTAGATTCTCTAACAAGTTTCATTAACATATCGCCTTTTTCTCCTTTAGAAGTAAGCAATTTTTTAACTAGCCCTGCACCTAAATAACCTTGTCTATGATATTTTGACATTAATAATAATTCCTTTTCGTTTTCTCGACTTGTTCATCAACATAGTCTTCAGGGTGTTCTAATAATCCTCCCTGCCTGAATCGCATAATTGCTTGTGTTGTACTATCAACCAAGTCATCATGATCCCCGTACGGAAACGCAGCGCACTCTTCAACGACTTCGTCTGCAAATTTCTGTTCAGGACACCATATCATACCAGATTCGAACAAAGGTGCAACCGCATTTACACGGGCATGCTTATCATTTCCACGAGACGGTGTGAAGTTCACAACCGGTATATCCATCTGTCTTAACTCGTATGTAAGAGGTAAACCTGATGCTTTAGCCTCAACTATCACTGAATCAGGTTGCCAATAATTATATTGTTCTAATGCTAAACGCCGTAGTTCAGGAAACTCATAACGTCCTTTTATAGAATCAAGGAGCATTAAATTAGCAGGTTCATCTTCTGATGGATAAAATACACCCCAAGTGGTGATAGCAGAGTAATCTGCAGTTTCTTTTTTTAAAAATGCTGTATCATAAGATTGTATGACATGATGTAGTTGTGGTATCCAATCTTTATCCCAAATCCTCCACCACTCACGTTTAAGAATAGCTCCTTCTTCTGCTGTTGGGTTTTGCATCCACTGTGCATTCCATTTGCCCGTGGGCAGTGTTGCTTGGACCTTCTCTAATTCTTCTAACTTCCAATACTCAGGCCAAACAGGTTTAGCGTTCTTTGATCCGTGGTCCATGATTGCTGGAAATTCGACCACGTGCCACTGATCAGCTTTAGCTTCTTTTTGGTTCTGTAATAATTTACCTGTCAAATCTTTGTTAGACCATCTTGTCATTACAAGTACGATCTTACCTCCCGGTTGTAAACGCTGACGTGGACCAGAAGTATACCAATCATAAGCAGACTCCATTGCATTAGGGGACAATGCATCTTGCTCCGAATGTGGATCATCAATGATTAATAGGTCAGCACCCCGTCCGGTTATCGCACCGCCAACTCCAGCTGCAAAATACTCCCCACCTTGTGCTGTTTCCCACCTACCGGCGGCTTTGGAGTCTTCCTGTAAAGTTGTTTTAAAAATTTTAGAATAATCTTCAGAGTCAATTAAATTTTTTGCTTTACGACCAAATCTTACGGCAAGTTCTCCTGTGTGCGTTGCTTGAATGATCTTGAGTTTTGGCTCACGGCCCACCATCCACGCTGGCAATAAGTATGATGCAAACTCTGACTTCGTGTGCCTTGGTGGCATGTTCACGATCAATCTATTTATTTTACCGGTTGCAAGGTCATTAAATTTTTGTGCTATGTGTCTATGGTGAGAGCCTTCTATAAAATCGGGCCACACACATTTGACAAAGGACATGAAATCATCTTTGGCTTTATTCTGTATCTTCTTCTCAGCATGCATCACCTTCAGTTGTAAAAACTTTTTACGGACGTCTAATGGGAGTTTACTTATATCTACTGTATCCAAATTCATAATTTTTTTTAAAAAAAATTTTTTATAATTTTTTTTGCACCATAAAGTGTTGGATATGTTTTTACCACCCTTATCTGTCTAAATCAAGCTTTACAACCTAGAGTAGTGGGACCCCTTTTTGTGTAAAGGGTGCATGGGGTAAAAGTTTTAATCGATATTGGGATTGGATAGGGATCCGTGCGCCTAGGCGCGTTAGCGCCTAGGCAGAAAGGTTGGTGTTAATCTAATAACACCATGTATGCTTCAGCATTATGCTGTCTGAAGTAGTTGATGTCTTTACGTACTTTGTCCCAAAGCTTTGACGTACCGTCAACACCTGCATCTTGATCTTCTAGTGTTGCTTCCATCTCATTGATAAAGATTCTATCATGAATGATAGCTTCTTCCTTGGTTAACATAATAGACTCGCCATTGAATCTATTCTTACGTTGTTCTGTCTTGTTATCTTTTAGTTCCATGCTGACCTCACGACTCCACCGTTGGTTGCTTTGTTCAAAGCTTCCAGGTATTCCGTCTCAGTTAACTTTAATACTTCTAAACAAAAATGATGTTTAGTCCCCTGGTCAGCGCCTGGAGATGCCAAGTATCCTGGCACCTGGTCCAACATCTCTTGACGTCTTGCGCCACCTGGTAAGTATTCTGCTTTAATTGTTTTTGTCATAATATACCTTTCTTTGTTAATAGGATAATCCTACTCTACAATCTGTCCGTTGTCAACCCTTTCAATAGAATATTCTGCACCCCAACGATTATCATTTTTAACTTTAGCATAGCCTTGGCTTTCTCGTCTGTGTCTGATAAACTCAATCGGTCGACCATGTTCGATGTTTTCCATATGCTCGTTCAACCAATCATTTTCACAACTTTGACTGCAAAAATATCTACTTCGTTTGTACCAAGTTGCTTCATGGTCCATTGTTAAGTTTGCATAACGACCTCGGACCACACCACGAGATTTTAGAAACCTATCATTAGTAGTTCTAGTATGGCAATTAGGTCCTTGGCAAAAATGTTTATTCATTAGTGCCTCACTTTCCAAGTTGTAGTTGCAGTTCTGTAACCATGACTATCTAAGTCATAATAAACATAATATGGTACACCTTGTTTAGATGTTCCATATCTTGACTTGTCGTCATGTTTGCCTTTTCTTGTAATGTGCTTCTTATGTTTAGAAGCCCAATAAGTTATGTAAAATGTTTTGTTTGTCATATTATACCTTTCTAGTTAATAGGACTATCCTATAACAGATAGCCCTATTTGTCAAACTTTAATTTAGACTTTCTTCGTATTGTTTTCTTGCCAATATTTTAGCCTCTCTTGATTGGTTCTTGTTCTTCATGCCCTTGATCATACTTGCCAAGTTGCTTGGATTGTAGATTGTCAATCCTGTTGAGTTAGTTCTAATTAACTCTGCCTCATCAACTTGTATTCCAAGTTCAGTTGCAAGTTCAATTCCCTCACTCAAGTATCTGTATGCTTTCAATCCGATTTTTAATTGGTCGGATTGTTTTTGAATTGTATCAATCCATGTTTGGTGTTTAGATACTAGATTGCCTTTTGCAATTCGCCACTCCTCAAATTTAGAGTATTCATCTTTAGTACAAGCGATTGCTCTTGAACGACAATAAGAAGTTCCAATGACATCAAGATAGTATTGATCGTTAAAAGTTTTAGTCATGCCTGTACTATCATCACTACTACTATAACTATTACCAACTCTACCGAGTGCTTTCATACAAGCCTCAACATGTTTTGTTTTGTGTGGATTATCTTTGTTTTCATTTTGTTGTGCAAAGATATCTGGGTTGCAATCCATAGCTTTTAAATCTTCTCTAAAATATGCAACTGCAAACTTTTGTCCGTCCTCACTACTATACTCACTACCATTTAGATTACCAAACAATCCAAAATCAAAGTGTGATTTAGTTTCTTTTATATCCCCGTCCTCATCTTTGTCCTCACTATGAGCAAAGTAAAAGCATTTATCTTTTGCAACAACATCACAAGGACTTCCATATTTCTTTTTGAAAGTTCTAAGAGTTGCAACATCATCTGTTGGATATGATCTCTCAACAACTTCTTTTGCAAGTTGACTTGCAGTTATATATTGCTCGTCAACATATTCCCTTGCTTGAAGATATGCTTCACGTTCTTGTGTGTCCTCGTTCTCAAAGACATTTTTTATTTTATTAAAGAGTTTGTTTCGCAACTCTGTATTCATTCTTATTTTTGTCATTTTGACCTTTCTATATTTAATTTATTTTTATTTCTTTTATACCTTGACAATAGGATAGTCAAGGATTATATATTAAATATGTTTTTTATTCTGTTTAGGTGAAATAAAAAAATAGGAGCAGGGGATACCCTAAAAATTCCCCTGCACTGATCCCTGGTCCAATTAGTAAAATGATGAGTAGATAATCTACGCTGATTGGACCTGGGATCAGTCATTAATGACTGTGGAGATAAACACTATAACAAGGGTGTCACGCTAGGATATCTGTATGTATAGCAATGGGAAGCGTCTATACCACCCTCGTAGCATAGTGACTGATCATTATTTGCTGGACCCTAGCAGGTGATAACCTGTTAGGCCCTGTTGCAACTTTAAACAATAGACTCCGGGCCTCAGCCTAGGGTCCTGCTAATAATGCCAGTTTAGAATGATTCTAAAAATCATTCTAAAGAAGAAGAGCAAAAAGCGCCAAGCCTCAAGCAGCAAGCAACGCTTGACAATGGCTCAGGGATAATATAGGATTAATATAGAAAGTGAGAAATACATATGAAAGAAACAGACAACGTAGAAGTAGCTGATACATACCAGCTACAAAGAATAGCAAACGCCCTGGAAGAGATCCTGCGGATGGTGAAGGAAGATCAGGAGAGAACTAAAAAATATATGGAGGACAGGAAGGATGACTGATAAAGAAAAAAAACTTGCAGCTCACCTGGCAGCT